ATTAATGAACATTTCAGAACTCGTATCTGGTAAACTACCAGAAATCAAAAAATTACTTTTTAAGGATGAAGCTGCTAATGCTTCTCCGGAATCCAATGAAGCTGCTGAAGAGGTGGTGGAGCATAAATTCGAAGACATGAAACTTGTTGACGGAACTATTGTGCGAATTGAGCCTGCAGTCGAAGTAGGTGCAACCGTTGAGGTAATTTCAGAAGATGCAGAAACTCTTCCTGCACCAGATGCAACTCATGAACTTGAGAATGGTAACATGATTAGAACCGAGGGAGGTGTTATCGTTGAGGTTATGGAGCCTGAAGGAGAGGAAGTTGAGGAAGAGGCTAAAGATGAAGAGAAGGAAGAAATGGCAGCAGAGCCAACCTTTGATTCTGACAAGTTTAAAGAGGAAGTACTTGGGGCGGTATCTGAGCTGATTAAGGGCGAGATTGATGCAGCTGCATTTGCCTCAAAAAAGAACGTTGATGAAGTAACAGAAGCAGTTGGCTTGGTTACCGATATTATTGAAAAGATGGCTGCGACCCCAAAGGAAACTGCCACAAAAAGGGTAAACAATCCTTTCGCACCAAATCAAACCAAAGTCGACATCGCAAGCAAAGTAGCTGCGGTTATGGCTGCATCTAAAAAATAACCAAAAAACAATTTAGAAAATGGGCTTTAATAACCTATCTGGAAACCTTACTGCGTATATTGAGGAGCAGAGTTTTCCACTTATCACAAAGGCATTAATTGGCGGAAGAACTGCCTCTATGCTAACACCTCAGCTTGGAGTAAAAGGCAAAACGAAAATCAACTTGATGGACGTGGCCGTAAACATGCAGGATGGAGCAGGATGCTCTTTTGCTCAGGATGGAGACATCACATACACTCAGCGTGAGATTGATGCCAAGAATGTGAAGATTAACATGGAATTCTGCCCAAGGGAGTTGGAAGGATACTACTTGCGAACTCAGCTATCTGCAGGAGCAAGCTATGAGACTATCCCTTTCGAGGAGCAGTTTGCTAACTACCTTGTTGAGAAGGTTCAGGATGAGATTGAAAAAATAATTTGGGGAGGTAATGCTTCTACAGGAGCAGGAAACCTCAGAAGGTTTGACGGACTATTGATTCCTGCAGCTACTTTGGCTACAGATTGCAATGGCACTTCCGGTTCATTTGGAACTGCATTGACAGGTTCATTGAACATACAAAACGTATTGGAGGCAGTTGAGCGTATATACGTTGAGACACCTTCTGCTGCGGTTGCACAGGGAGACTTCACAATGTTCATGGGCACAGACAAGTTCAGAACACTTGCTGCTGCAATTATGAACGGAAACGGTGGTGCTTCTTTGATGGGGGCTACTGTTGCTACAACAGGAACAATTGACCAATCTTCAGTTGACCCATTGAGAATCGTAATGCCGGGAACTAACATTGACATTGTTGGTGTTGGCGGACTTGAAGGATTCAATGCAGTATACGGATTCAGCTTGGGCAATGCGTTCTTAGGAATGGACTTGGCTGACGATAGTAGCTCGCTTGAAATGTGGTACTCACAAGACGACCGAAAATTTAAGGTTGCAATGGAGTTCACAATGGGTACGCAGTTTGCATATCCTGACCAAGTTGGTAAGGTCGCCATATAATTAAACTGATTTACGGAGGAGGTTTCGGCCTCCTCCTTTACTTTCAAATTTGCTTACAATATGAGCTGTGCTCTTACATCAGGATTTAACCTTGACTGCAAAACCGCAATAGGTGGTATTAAGTCTGTCCGGTTGGCAACTCTTGCCGACTATGAAGCTATCGTGCCTGTGTACGATGCGACAGGAGCTGACGTGGAATCATTCACGTCTGCTGCTGACAAGTTTTACAAATATGAGCAGTTGAAAGAAACAAGCTCAATGACTGAGACCATTAATAGCAACGTGCAGAATGGCTCAATCTACTACACCCCAGAGGTAACAATCGTCTTGTCAAAATTGGCTTCTGATAAAAGAAACCAAATCAAATTGCTCGGGCAAAATCGCTTAGTCGCAATTATCGAAACTAACGATGAGGCAGCTAACTTTTTTGTTGCCGGAGTTACAACAGGGCTTGAGGTTTCTGCAGGAACATCTGCTACCGGAACTGCTTATGCTGACCTACAAGGTTACACAATCACATTAAGCGGAATGGAGGCTGCACCGATGAGAAAATTAACTCCATCAAGTGGCACAACTCAGGCTATGCTTGACTCAATTACTCATTAAAAAAATTGACTACTTTAGCACTCTGATTTCATTGCTCAATCAGGT